CTATCTCCAGAGGTAAACAAAAGAGATGGTAAATATGTCGAGGGTGCAGAACCTGGCAAAATAATCAACACGGTTACAAACGAATTGTTTGATACGATCAATGTAATTCCTTGTCATTATAAAAGACAATACATTGAGTGGCAAGATAGAGGCACTAGCACTGGTGCACCTGTTGCGATACACGAGGCAGATAGTGATATCGTAAGTCAAACAACTCGTGGTAAAGACTACAAAGATAGATTACCTAATGGTAATTATTTAGACAATACCGCTAATCATTTTGTTTTGATTACTGGCAGTAGTCCTCAAACAGCATTGATTTCTATGAAATCTACTCAATTAAAAGTTAGTAGAAAATGGAACTCAATGATGATGGGTATTAAGATGCAGGGTAAAAATGGTTTATTTACTCCGCCTACATACAGCCACATTTATAAACTATCAACCGTTCAGATGTCTAATGACAAAGGAACATGGTTTGGTTGGGATGTGAGTAAGGTTGGTCCTGTCACTGAAAAAAACGAATATGAAATGGCGAAAGCTTTTGCATTGAGTGTAGGTAAAGGTGAGGTAGAGGCAAAACCAGAGGCACAAGAAGAATCAAAAAAAAGATTTAGATTATAAGTTCCCGGGGATGGGCGGTTAAGCGAGAGTGGATCCGCCCATCATAATTTATGAATAATAAAAATACAGCGCCGGTAACGTATGAAGATTGGTTAAATCTGAATAGGGTAATTATCCCTTGTGTCAAAGGTATTCCACGTATACCAAAATACACACAAAAAGATTTTAAGATTACGAAAGAAGAATGGAAAAGAGATTACGAAAAATCAGAAATAGCATTGAGATTAGATAATGATGTTGACTTAGATGTAGATAATCCAATAGTAAAAGATTTCATACCATATTACATAAAAAATTGTAGCGCTATATTTGGCAGAGCAGGTAATTTATCTAGTCATTATATGTGGGCTAATGATAATAAGATACCTTTTAAACAATTTAGATTACCAGATGAATTTGAAAAAGATTATAAAGACTATCCACATGGTGCTATGTTATGTGAGTTAAGAGCTGAAAAAGAAAGATATACAATAGTGCCAGGATCACTACATAGTAAATCAAAGACAAACGTTGAGTGGGAGACATACGAGGGCATAAAACCATATAATGGTAATTTATTATCTGATGTTGGCAAGATAGCCTTAGCTGCAGCTCTGGTTGTAATATATCCAGCAGAGGGTGGTAGAGATGAGTATACAACAGCCATAGCAGGTATTCTATGTAAACATAGTGAATGGAGTGACGAAGAAATTAACGATTTTATTTATAGAATTTGTGAAGCTGCTAACGATAACGAGAGAGAAAAAAGAAAACAAAAAGGTACGTCTTCTAGAAAAACAGACAGAAAATTTGGTATAAACAAAATCTCTGAGATAACAGGCTACTCTCATTCAAGCATACAAAAACTTTTTAATTGGATAGGTTTATTTGAGTCTTTAACTACACAAATATCAAATGATATGATTGAAAAGATAGTTGAGTTTGGCGCTAACAGATATTACATTCATTTAAATGTCCCTGAACAGGATAAGATTATTAAGAGAAGAATAACCGTTCATGGTGAAGATTTAATGAATCAAAAAATATTTTATGACAAAGCTATGCATCAAGCCAAAGCATGGATACCTAGACAAAAACCAAAAGAGTATGAAGACATGATGGCTTCTAAGTTTAGCGCAAGAGAATATTCAAAAGACTTTGTTGAAGAAGCAAACGAAGAATTTAAATTTAAAAGAATGTTTTCAGATTATTTGTCAGTAAGAGGTGTCTTTACAGATAAAGAACAATTAGCGATATATGGACAACCATATTACGATCAAAAAAATAATAATATAGAATTTAAATTAGATGGTTTTGAAAGAGAGTTAGCTAAACAAAAAATAAATATGGATAGGGTCGATTTAGTTATGAAGTGTATTAATGTTTTAAAAGCACGGAAAAAACATGGGAAGCACGGACAAAAATCTTGTGTATCGTGGGTAATACAAGGCGATAAGTTTGAAGATAATAAAATAATTTGGGATGGAGAATCAATAGATATAGATGATGGAGGAGAAAACGATGAGTGACGAAAACTTTAATGCTATCTTAATTAAAAAAAGCACATTTAAAGATGTTAAAAATATTGAAAAGTTGATTGATAAACATACAAGAAAGCTTCCATGGTGGGTCTCAGGGCCTCCAGGAACTGGTAAAACAAAAGGTTTTATAAAAGCAAAATATGAAAATTTTTTAAACCAAGGTGTAAGTTGGGAAAGAATGGTTATCTTAACCCACACAAAAAATGCTGCCGGTGAAATACTTAAAACTATAAAAGAAATACCTAAAATGGAGAATATTCCAAAAGATGTATTAGAAGATCAAATATGCACTATTCACGCTTATTTTAATGCTGAGGGTAAAAAGAGAAAAAAATATGAATTAAAACACCACAAAGAATTTAGTAAAAATAATAGGGCTATGAGTTTCTATAATAAAAAAACATCTTGGGAGAGACATCCTTTGTATGTTTTTTGCTCACGTCTTCATGGTAAAAGACAAACGCCTAATGAGCATTGGAACACGGATCATTCATGGTATCAAGATAGAGGATATCGATCTTTAAACACTTTAAAAGATTTAAGAAAAAAATATAATGAATTTAGAGAAAAGGAAAGAGTGTCTTCTTATGAAGATATGATAGATAATTTTTTATATTACTCAAAAGCTCCAACAGATATAGATGTTTTAATAGTTGATGAGGCACAGGATTGTAACATACCTCAAAGAGAGGCTTTACAAAAAGCTGCAACAAATGTTGATGGAGATAATTTTTTATTTGTAGGTGACCGAGATCAAACTATCTACGATTATTCAGGTGCCGATAGTCGATTTTTTGTAATGTTGGAAAAAACCAGACCTTATGTGTTTAAAGAAAATGAAGAACCTTTAGACAAGGGGTATAGATGTGGATTAACCATAAATAAAATATGTAAAAATATTATTAATCCTCAAAGAAAAAGATTAGGTCTATCTGAAAAAAAATGGGAACCAGCGAAAAATAGAATTGGCACACACTATTGGATTCCAAGATTAGGAGAACATTGTAAAAATCAAGATATTCTTTTAAATAAAATATTTAATACAAAAGAAACTTTTTTATTTACTTACAGAGGTAACCCAACTGATGAACACACAAAACAATTTTTACAAAAACATGGGATAGATTATAAGGTTGTATCAGATGAACATGATTTTATTAATAGAAAAATTTTAAGATGTTTTGATACTTGGGATAAGTTTTATAATAATATCGTGCCATTAAAACAAATAAAAGAATATTGGCCATATCTTCCTGGTAGAAATGTTTTTAAAGTTCAAGGCAAAGGCAATGTAAAAGAAGCTTTTAAAGATGTCATAGATGGAGACTATAATATAAAACAATTACATGAAATGGGATTAGTAATAGATGACGCCTTAAAATACAGGAGTTTTGATTTAGCAGTTAAAAGTTCAGATGAGACTAGAAAAATACGAATGCATTCTTCTTACATAAGAAAAGTGTTAAAAAATCATGGTGTAGAAAAAGAACCTAGAGTTCAAATTGATAACATACATAAAATAAAAGGTCTAACTTATAACAATGTTGTGGTTAATTTGTCAGTATATCAATTAGAAAAAAATATAAATGAGTCTGAGAGATTAGCATACACAGCTTATAGTAGAGGTGAAACAGATTGTTGGAGTATAGGATCTGAAACATTTGACAGAGATGATAGACACACAAGTTTAGGAGGAGTGCAACATGACAGAAGAAGAATTTTTTCTCTTCATCCAGAGGATGGAGAGGGAAGTATGGGAGAATAATTTCCCAGAGTATGAAAGGGACGAAGAAGATGACACATAAAAATATATTTAAAGGAACTACATACACTTCATTAGAAGAACAGGTAGGCGGAAAACACTATCGATCTATGAAGATTCAACCAGCAGAGTTTATTAATGAAAATAAACTCTTGTTTGCTGAGGGTAATGCTATAAAATACATTTGTAGACATTCTGTGAAAGGAAAAGAAGAAGATATTAAGAAAGCAATACACTATTTAGAAATGATATTGGAGAGAGATTATAATGTGTAACAAGCCAGAAGATTTAAATTTAGATAATGTAGACGTTATAGCCATAGACTTAGAAACTTATGATCCTAATTTAAAAACTAAAGGCACCGGGGCAATAAGACAAGATGGTTTTATCACAGGTGTCGCTGTTAAAACCATACATGAAACGGTTTACTTTCCTTTACAACATTCAGATACCCACAAAACAGAAGAAGAGAAGAAAGAATTTTGGAATAAGTTTTCTGAAAAAATTCTTTTAAATGAAAAAATTACAAAGGTATTTCACAATGCAATGTACGATGTTTGTTGGATTAGATCAGTGACCGGTAAAATGATTCAAGGTAGAATAGTTGATACTATGATAGCAGCCTCTGTTATTGATGAGAATAGATTTAAATATTCTTTAGATGCTCTTGCAAAAGATTATCTTGGTGATGAAAAATATAAGTATGACTTACAACAAAAAACATTAGAGTGGTCTGGGGGCACCGTCAAAGACCCAATGACCAACATGCATAAGTTACCAGCATCTATTGTAAAAGAATACGCAAAACAAGATGTAAACTTAACTTATAAGTTATGGAAATTATTTGATAAAAAATTAGATGAAGTATTATATACTAATGAAAAAAATGAGTCAAAGACTTGTAGAAATATTTTTGAATTAGAAACAAAATTATTTTTATGTTTAGTTGATATGAAATTTAAAGGAGTTAGAATTGATGTCTTAAAATTAAAATCTTTTGGAGAAGAGCTTAGAAAGAAAAAAGATGACATATTAAAGAAAATAAAAGAAGAAACAGGATTAGATATACAAATTTGGGCAGCTAGTTCTATAAAAAGTTTACTAGAAAAAAGAAACATAACTGACTACAAAAAAACACCAAAATCAAAAATGCCTAGTTTGCCTAAAGATTATTTAAGAACGCACAAAGATGAATTATTAAGAAAGGTTGCTGAGGCAAGAGAGTATGATAAAGCTGCTAACACTTTTGTTGATGGGCTTTTAAGTTTTGTTTATAAGGGTAGAATACACGCCGATGTAAATCAAATTAAGGGAGATGGTGGCGGAACGGTAACAGGTAGGTTTTCTATGACCAACCCTAATTTACAACAAATACCTTCTAAAGGTGACATAGGTAAAAAGATGAGAGAGGTATTTCTACCAGAACCAGGACATATATGGGGTAGTTTTGATTACTCACAACAAGAACCACGTATTGTAGTTCATTATTCATTAATTCATAAGTGTAGTGGCACTGGAAAATTAAAAGAAGAATTTAATAATGATGAAGCAGACTTTCACCAAATAGTTGCTGACATGGCTAAAATATCCAGAAAACAAGCAAAGACAATTAATTTAGGTTTATTTTATGGTATGGGTAAAAATAAATTACAAGCAGAATTAGGTTTATTAAAGGAGGATGCTGAAGATTTATTTAAAAAGTATCACAAAAAAGTTCCATTTGTAAAAGAAATATCAAAAAAATTTATGGAGTTCTCTGAAGATTTAAGACTAATATATACTTTAGAAGATAGATTTTGTAGATTTAATAGATATGAAACCGTTGATAAGAAATGGATAAATAATAAATGGGTAGAGTGGGATCCTGAAGCTAAATACAAAGATCAAAAGACTGGAGAGGAACGTAAGGGAGAATATGTTGCTGTAAAACTTTTAACAGAAGAAGAAGCTAGAGCTCAAGCCGCTAAAAAATATAATAAGACTCAAGAAAAAAAATGGGAACAATTAGAACAATCTATACAAGATCAAGAATTTGCAGAATATTATGTTCCTGCTTTCACATACAAAGCATTAAATAGAATGGTGCAAGGATCTGCAGCAGATATGACAAAGAAGGCCATGGTGGATTTACATAAAAAAGGTATAGTTCCACACATACAAATTCATGATGAACTTTGTGTATCTGTAAAAGATAATATTGAGGCGGCAAAAATAAAATCTATTATGGAACACACAATAAAATTAGAAATAAAAAATAGAGTTGACTATGAATTTGGACCAAACTGGGGTACACTAAAGGGTACACTAAAGTGAGGATATATTATGGCTTATTTAAATGCAAACATACCACCAACTTATGCACAGATAAGAAGAGAGTTTTTATACGATCTCAAAAAACATCATGGAGAAGTTGAAGATTGTATTATCTTTGGTATCAGCGCTCTTACGGGTCGTTCGATCTTGTTTCATGCTATTATGGAAAATGGTGCTATATTTTATCGTTTACCTATTAGTGCATTTATTCAACGTGGGTTTAGACCCGACGAAGTCCCGACACG